CCTTTCTTACGAATGTATTGTGCTAGTTGATAGTTTAGCAACTGCACCATTAGGGGTTTCTTTTTGTTTCTTGCCGCTCCCCGTGCCGCACCTACCAATGAAAAAGGTTTGAGGGTTTGGCGCAAACGACAGACAGGACAAAGCATGGCTAATGGTTCATGGCGCGATATGCCTACAGGAAATCGCAACGCTCTCGAGATGACTCTGGATTCGCTCGGTTGGATTGGTAAAGAACACGCCGCGATTGTGGCACTCTGCCTGGCAACCGCTTCATCGTTGGATGATGAATATACGGCGGCTAAGTCGTCGTCGTATTTGCAGGCGTTGCGTATGTTGCGGAACTCTGCACCGGAGCATGCTGAGGTTGATGCGCTCGAAGCATTGATGACTCGATGAGTTTTCAACCGACTCGTCACACACCGTCGCTAGTTGACGGTTTCGAGTCGTCCATTGACAAATTGCTACCAGTCATTGAGTTGGCGTGGTCGGTGGCTACCCCTGGATTCAAGTTTGATGATTGGCAAGTGGAGTTGCTACGTCGGGTGACGGAGTTGTTGCCGTCCGGTGAGCTGCGCTGGCGATCATGTGTTATCTCGATGGGCCGTCAGAACGGCAAGTCTGAAATCGTAGGGGCCTTGGGTATTTGGGCACTCTTACGCAAGGTCGGTTCGTACAACGTTGGTGTCGCTTCGACGGCTGAACAAGCCCGACTGGTTTATGACCGGGTGCAACGTGTGATTGCGTCGAACCCGGCGTTGGAACGTCGAATGTCAAAGTTGACGGAGACGCGTGGTATCAAAACATTGGATGGGAGTCGATATGAAATCAAAGCTTCTAACGCGAATACGCTTCAGGGTATCCCTGTGTCTGTTGGAATTGTGGATGAAGTCCATCTTGTCGACCAAAGAACTTGGGATGCTCTCGCGTCAGGAACGGGTGCTAGGCCAGACACTTTGCTCGTGGGCATCACTACTGCAGGAGATGAGAACTCTGCTTTACTCAACCGACTCTACGCAAACGCCGACAAAGCAATCGCCGGAGACCTTGACCGTTTTGGGGCGTGGATTTGGGAGGCTTCGGAATCAGTAGTCCCCGACGATGATGACGAATTGATTGGTTTGCTGATGGAGGCGAATCCTGCGTTACAGGCTGGCCGTATTGATTCAAAGTTGTTGTTGTCGGATGTTCGTGCGTTGCCGAAAGACGACATTGTTCGTTATCGTCTGAACAGGTTTATTCAGTCGGGCAGTAAGACGTTCATCCCGGCGGAACTGTGGCAGAAGTGTGAGCGACCGTTTGGTGCGCAACTGCCGCAGGGTGAGTTTGTGTTTGCGGTTGACCGGACACCTGACTGGGAACACGCATCCATCGCGGTGGCCGTCAAGGTCGACGATGTCATTTACACGGAACTTGTAGCCAGCATCAACAAGCCGTCGCTTGAGCAATTGATTTTTATTTGCGGTCAACTTATGTCGCATTCACCTAGGGCGATTATTGTCGACGGTTACACGCTGCGCGATCTCTACAAAGAACTCAAAGTGCGTGGCTACCCTGCAGAGACCGCGACGCTGGGCGACGTTGTCAACGCATCGTCGATGTTCTATGCACGGTTGGCGCGTAAGACGCTTCAGCATGGTGGCGACCCTTTGTTGTCGATTCAGATTCCGCGCACGGTTCGCAAAATGGTGGGTGAGGGGTTCCGAGTATCGCGGCGCGACTCGGCAGTCGAAATTGATGCGGTGATGGCAACTTTGTTGGCGACGTTCGGCGCGGATACTTTACGCGAGCAACCGTTGCAGGTATTCTGATTCTCTTATGGAAAATGAAAACGTAAACGGCTACGCGGTACCGCAAGACCCTATGGATCTGTTGCAATGCGATTCCTGTCAGTAGTGACACGCCGCCGAGACTAGTTATTGCACTAGTGCAGAAAAGGTACCATACTGGTATCAATGGGATTCTTAGATTTTCTAAATCCAACGCGCGGTTTTGATATCGCGCAATCTTTTGCGCCCGGATTCGAGGAACGCAGTTCAGGGATTATCCCACCGCCGCGTTCGGCGACTTCGGGGGTCACAACCAACGACGCTCTATCGTTGGCTTCCGTCTACCGCTCCGTGTCTATCATCTCTACGGCGATGAAGCAGTTGGGCATTCACGTCTACCGTGACGACGCCGAAGTGACCCCCACCCCGTTGGTTATCCGTCAACCCGATATCAAGATGACGCGCGAGACGTGGATGGAACAGACCATCAACTCGATGGCGCTCGCTGGCAACGCTTACTGGCTTATTGGTCGCAACGGCCGCGGCGAAACAATCAACCTTGAAGTTCTGAACCCGTTTGATGTCATGATCCAAACTGACGACTACGGCACGGCCCTTTATTACACTTACCGTGGCACTCTGCGTTACGAGCTGAACGAGATTCAGCATTTGGCGATGATGCGTGTGCCGGGCAACGTCTACGGTCTTGGCCCCATTCAGGCCGCCCAAAAGGAATTGCTGAACGCACGAGACACTCGCGATTACGCGTCAGTATGGTTTACCGATTCGGGTATCCCGAATGGGGTTTTGAAGTCTGACCAGATGCTTTCACCCGATCAGGCCGCAGCTGCGAAAGACGCATGGAACACAACCGCCGGAGCAAAGAACGGTGTGGCTGTTCTTGGCAACGGTTTGAACTACCAGCCAATGTATCTTTCACCTCGCGACGCCATGTTTATCGAGGCACAGGCATGGAACGTGCAACAGGTTGCCCGGTTGTTTGGTATCCCGGCAAACATGCTCATGGCATCGGTCGACGGCAACTCGATGACCTACACGAACATGGAGCAAGAGCAAATGGCTTTTGTTCGTTACACGTTGTCGCAATACATTGTCGAAATTGAATCGGCACTCAGCCACGTTTTAACACGTTCGACAATGGTAAAAATCAACGTCGACTCGCTTTTAAGAAGCGACACCTTGACTCGTTACCAAGCACACAAACTTGCAATCGAATCTGGCTGGATGACGGTCGACGAGGTTCGCGCAATCGAGGACATGCCGACCATAGGAGGAGATTTTAGTGCAGTCAGTTGAAACCCGTGATATGGAATTTCGTGTCATTGACAAAGACAAGCGTGAGGTTGCTGGCATCGCCGTGCCTTACGACACCATGAACAACGGTGAGATGTTTGCTCGCGACTCCGTCACTCTCGACCCCGAAGCGAAACTGATGTGGCAACACGATCAGCGTGAACCTATCGGCAAAATCACCGAGGGTCGTCACACCGAAGCAGGTTTTGAGATTCGGGCCACAATTAGCGAAACGTCGCGTGGCCTTGACGCAATTACCCTGCTTGAGGATGGTGTCATCAACAAATTCTCGGTTGGGTTCGTCATGCGCGATTCCAAAATGGATGACCAGCGCAACCGTATTGTCACCGACGCATTCGTGCGTGAGGTGTCGCTAGTTTCGTTCCCGTGGTACTCAGACGCAACTGTGACTGAAGTTCGCGAGAACGACACCGACCCGGAAGTTCCGGACTCGGCAAATCCCAAGGAGGATACTGTGGAGGAAATCACCCCCACCGATTCCGGCCTCGCCGAGGTTCGCGAATCAATCCAGATGCTTGAGCGAGAAATTGCTGGCATCAACAAGGTCGAGGCAACTGCCCCTTCCTACCGTTCGGCTGCAGACTTCCTGCAGGCAATCGTCGCTGGCGACGAAAGCGCGGTCAAGATTTATGACCGAGTTTTCACCGGTGCGACCACAGCGGACAGCGTTACCACTCCGATTGACTTCGACCTGATTCGTTTGGTTGAGGGAGCGAACCCTCTCGGTTCCGTTTTCGGCAGCGGTGTCACCCCCCCGACCGGAATGACCATCACGTTCGCAAAGGTCGACTCCATCACTGATGGAACCGACGAACAACCCGGCGAAGGTGAAAACCTCGGCTACTACCAGCTGAACCTTGACACGTCGAGCGAACCCATCATCACGGTCGGATCGCACTCGTCGCTTTCACGTCAAGTAATCGACCGCAGTTCGGTTGACTACTTGAACTCGGTTCTCCGTGGACAGGCCATCGCACTCGGAAACGCGCTCGCTCGTCTCCTCCGCGTCAAGTACCAGGCTGTTTGCGCAGCACAGGTCATCGCTGGAAACAAGGTCACGCTTGCCGCGACCACGTACGACGGATGGGTTGGCGGACTCGCTGACGCAGCTGCAACGTACTTCCAGCCTAACGGTGTCCAGATTGACGCACTCGTCGTCGACAAGGCCACGTTCAAGGACTTGCTTGCCCTTGACGGAACCCCGGTCATCTCGTTCTCCGGTGAAGCCCTCGGTGCAGTCGGTTCGGCTAACCCTTCGGGTCTCCGTGGATCCATTGCTGGTATCCCCATTGTTGTTGACGCTGGTCTTGACCACGTGAACAAGGATGAGTGTGCATTCGTTTCGTCGCTGGCCCTTCGCCAGTACACGTCGGGTGCCCTTCGTATGTCGCAGGAGAACGCGGTCAACTTGTCCGAACAGTTCAGCCTCTCGACCTACACGGCGACCGCAGACGAGTACCCTGCGTTCATCATTCCAATCGACCAGACCCCGTAGTAGATCATGGCAGTTTACGACGACTTGAAAGCGTATGTTGGGGCACCTGACTCCGACAACGCTTTCGTAGCTGACTGCTGGACTGAAGCCCACGCTCTCGTGGATAAGTTCTGTGGTGTTGCTGGTTTACTTGTCGTACCTGCCGCTGTTTTACAACGCGCCAAGATTGAATGTGGATCGGAACTATTCCACCGCCGTTCTGCCCCCAATGGGATTGCGCAGTTTGCGACCCTTGATGGTGGTTCGGCGGTGCGAGTAGCCCGTGACCCAATGATTGGTGCCTACCCGTTGCTCACACCGTATGTTGGTTTGGGAGTCGCGTGATAGGTGCCGCACGAACTGCGCTGACCAGCATTCTTACAGGTGCTGGTTTGCGTGTGTTTGCGTTCACCCCGGAACGTGTCACACCACCTGTCGGCATTCTTGTGCCGTCGGGTGACTGGGTCACATCGGGCGAGACGTTTGGCGCATTCCGTGTCGGATTCGACGTAACACTTATCGTCGAGAACGCTGCGAACGAAACCATGATCACCGCACTTGACACTCTGGTGGATGACACGCTTGACGCGATTGCCCCGGCAACAGGGTTTTACGCATCGTCGGTGGGTTCACCGTCGTTGATTGAAATCAGCGGCGCGAACTACTTGTCGACCACAATCACCGTTTACCAAAACACTCAACTCTAAGGAGAACACGATGGCAACATCGACACGCATCAAAGCAAACGCTCTGTTGCTTTCCATTGATGGCACGGACTACTGGGCGGATTTT